ATAGAAAGAATGATGAGCCTGAAACAAAATTACTTCCGTTTTCTCTGTAAAGAAACAATGAACTAATTGCGCTTGTATTTCTGAACAAATTAGCATATACACCTATTTGGGGCCCACTAGCGGCATTTTGTTCACTCGCGCCGAAAGAAGCAATGGGTTTGTTTGATGTAGATGTATAATTCGGGAAATAAACTTCAATACTTCCGAACGTATTAGTTGTGCCACCGGTTGTTGCCATCGCATCGACACTTATTTTTATTTCGCCAGAACCTCTTGCAGAAGTAGCTGAAACTCCATCGCCGCGTAATCTTGTAAAACTATAAATAGTTGTTGAATCGCTGTTAGGTCTAATATTTAGATAATCATTTACACCGCCGGCATCCGTTCTAGCACTTACCTTCAACACCAAATCCGTGTAAGTATTAGGAATAGCCGAAAAGGTAACAGATGCGGCAGATGAGGATAGCGTATTAGATGCGATTAGTGTGTATGTGTTTGCCATTATGCGCTTTTCACCCCATAAACTGTTGCTATTGTTCCTGTGTTGAAGTTACCGCTGTTTAGCGTAATGTTCAAAGTGTTTATAGCTGCTGTTGATTGCCATAAACCTACTGTTCTATCTACTACACCTGAACCATTCTTATCAGCATTCCCCATAGCTAACACAGTTTTATAGGTAGAGCCAGCGTAAGAAAATACATTGAATTGATAAAAGGTAGGGATAGTGGTGCTAGTTGTAGCATTGAGCGTTAGCGGTATGTTTGACTGACCTGTGGATCGTGTAGATGCCGCTGCTGCTCCATCGCCTTGTAATCTTGTGGCTGAATAGTTAGCACCTGTATCGCTGTTGAAAGTGCAGCGCACTCCGCGTGCATCTACGCTTGTGGTGTTTACTACTAGAGTTACTACTAGGTCAGTATAGGTAGCAGGGATGCTTGTGAATTGGATATTAGCCGCAGCACTACCCAAAGTAGTAGTAGCTATTGGCTCGTATGTCGCTGGCATTATGCCCCCTTGATGCCGTATAGGGCGAAGGTTGATGCGGTGGTAAAATTACCCGTAGAACCAACAACAATACTAATAGAATTTATTGCTGAAGTTGTTGTCCATAATCCAGAAGATAATGCTATAACACCTGCTCCGTTTCTATCATTTCCATGCATAGAACGTATAGTTTTTGCCTTTGTGGTACTTGCATAATCATGTATATCTAATACACCGACACTCATTATGCTGGCAGTAGCACTTGCTCCAGTTGTAGCATCCTGTAAAGTTATGTAAGTAAGCGCAGTTTGTCCAGCTGCCGCCGCAGCTGCACCATCTCCATATAAAACATGGTCAGCGTAGGTAGAAGTCGCACCATTGAAACTAATACGCATATTGTCTGATGTTATTGCGCGGCTTGAACGGCTGATCCATCGTAATTGCAAATGCTGATAGGTACTAGGAATTGAGCTAAAAGTAATTGTGCCGCTTGACCCCGTACCGGTAGCAGTAGCAATAGACTCAAATGAGCCGCCGCCACCTGCGCCGTTACCCGAAACCGCAGCTAAGAAATTAAGCAACCGCGCCCACCACAGTCCAAGCATTAGCAGCAGTCTTAATAGCCGCCGCGCTGCGATATTGTGCAACAGTCGGTGCAGCTGATACCGCACCTGCGCTGGTTACGGTAGTAGTACCGGATGTAACAGCGTTGATAGTTAGCAACCCTGCACCGGTGTTAAGGAATGTAACTGTTGTTCCTACTGGAAAGTTATACGTGGCATCTGTTGGGATGCTTACTGTCTTGGTAGATGCGTTAGTAGTCTGCACTAATACTTGATACTGATCAGTAGAGGCTAGTGTGTATGTAGCACCTGATTGAGCGTTGATGGTGAAAGCTACTAAGCTGTTCATCTCAGCTGCGCTGAGGATGTCACCTGATACGAATGGATAACCTGTTGGCATTTTACTCCTTAGTAGCCTAGTACGCTGGTGTCTAGTATACCAAGCGTTAGTGAATCTAACACGAAACCGGTGATAAGACTTTCACCGGTAAATACTGTGGTGGTCATTTTCTTATTGGTGAAGTCATGAGCCAAGCCCTGAACTAGCAAAGTTTGTGTAATACTGGTAGCTCCGGGCATAGACTTCAGCACAGTCACGCAGTCCAGTAGCTCAACGGCTAGACCGGCGGTACAGCGTGTGACGTCATCGCCATCCTCTAAGTTTAGGCTTATGCTGTCTATGCGTGTCTCTGTGTCTTTACGGGTAGATAGCAGCATAGAGGCTTGATCTAGGGCTTCAGCATCTGTTTGAACTAGGATGCCTTCTCGCACTCCTGAGTGTATGAAATATGTATCTATGCTCTCTTGGTTAAAGACATTCTGTGGGCTACCGCCTTCACGGGTTACTGTCACGTCATTAACGATAAGTGTGTCATCGTAAGCCGTTACAGCGTTCTGATAAGCGATACCTGAGCCGTCATCTGCAAAATCATATAAAGGCGTAGCTAGGCTGGTAGTGAGCTGGTCACGATCTACGAAAGTTACCAAGCCTTCAGCGTCTAGGAATAGGCCGCCGAACTCGCTTTCCTCTACTGTTCTAAGGGCTGCCAATGCCGTTCTAGCCGTTCCTGGGTCGGCCTGTAAGGTACTTTCACCTGTGTCAATATCTCGCAGCCCTGAAGGCCATTCTGTGGCGTCTAATAGGGCATTGACGCGAGCACCTGAAAGCTGTCCAGCACCCGCACCGGCTACGCTGGTTATCTGTGCGCCTTGCAATAGACGGAAAGCATCAACGCATTTGAGCGTGACGCGGCTTACTTCATCTGTGCCTATGTTAAAGCTGGTGTCATAGTCGGTGATAAAGCCGCTAAACATGTAATAACGAGTGCCGTTATAGTCTGCGTAAATCTGTATCTTGCGTAGTGGCTTTAGATCGCCATAGTAAGCACCGGCAGGGTTATTAGGATTCCAGTCTCCATTGACATCATAAATAGTGACGTTAGCCGTACCTGCCTCAAACTTATTCAATATGCGGTTACGTCCACGCCGTACGGATACTTGAACAATGTTTTGAGTTATGTCTACTAGGTTTACCGCTTGCTCGTTCAGCTGGCCAAAATCTAAACGGCCATAGAACGGATCATCTAGGATGAAGTTGTTAATAACAAACGGCACACCATTGGTGAAATCAACGATTGCGCCTACTACTGGTGCTGCTGGCATTAGATAGCCACCGAGCTATACAGCAGACCCTTACCTGACTTTTGGTACTGGTATAGCTGGTCTGTGATGACATCTACCAAATCTTGCTCAGTTGTTACGTTACCGGTAACTGTTATATTGACAGTAACCGATGATGCGGCTTCTGACTCAGCTAGTAACTGCTCGGCTAATAATAACTCAGCCTCAGCTAATGCAGCATTGGCAGCCGCATTATCTTCAACGATTGCCACAGCCGTAGGATCACCCTTACGAAAGGCTTCCCAGATATCCTCAGAGACTAGGCCGCCGCCTACCGCAGTTGAGCTTGTAGCTCCTGACATCTGGCCGTTAATGTAAACATTATTGGCATTGACATCCATACGCTCTAACTTGGTAACTGTCATTGTGTTTTGGTCTAGCTTTAGACCTTTTTCAGCAAAAAGCGTCTCGATAGGTATTTTGATATTAAGCTGCTTTAACAGTTCTTGAATACGTGCGATAGTGCCCGGCCAATCGGCGAACGGGTTATCTACCATCTCGTCTAAGCCATCTAGCAGGTTAGCCAATTCCTGAGCAGCTGCCTCAGCTTGAATGAGCTGGCCTTCTAGGATAATGGCTCGCTTTACATCCTCATCGAGGATAGCTTGCATTAACTCTAGGCGTAGCTTTTCTACCTCGTTAATCTGACCGGCTAGGGCTGCTTGTATCTGTATGCGTTCCTCATCAAAACGCTTAGATAAATCTCCTAGTATGCCTTCTTCTTTTTTCTTCTTGTTTAAGTCTTGTTGAGCTTTAACCTGCTTCTTGGTTAATGCTAATAATTCTTTCTGACGCTTAGCGGCTTGGGCTTCAGCCTTAGCGCGTGCTTTATTAGTGGCTGACTCACCCATACCAGCGGTCGGAAAAAACAAAGGTTTATTAGCTTTACCGAGTTCTGCAAAGGCCTCAAAGAAATTGCCTTGCTTTACGAAAGCCTTGAAAAAATCAAATACAGTAGAACCGTAAGTTTGTAAATCTTTGAACCCTGTAACTAGGGTAGCTACGCCTCTAGTTGCATTCGCTAATGTTTCAGCAAATACGTCCATAATTTTAACGCCGCCACCTATACCGCTATCACCTGAAAGTATTTGAAAAGCGTCTACTAAACCCTCGCCGATAGTTTCTTGCATATTGGCATAAGCCACGTTAAGCACACCGACTTTACCGGCATAAGTTTCTAGGTACGCCTGACTTTGTCCAGCGAATTGGTCATTAAGAAATTTTTGTAATTCACCAAAGCTCTTAGTGCGCAGCTCGACTTGTGAAAGACCGGTATTGTATTTAGATAAACTTCTAGCTTGGCCGACATAGGCTTTAGATAAATCTTTAGCTACTGTGGCTACATCTACACCGCTAGCGCGGGACATGTCTAGGGCTAAAGCCATTAGTTCCTGCGACTTTGCTACTGATCCAGTAGTCATTAACAATGACTGCATAGCTGGACGTAGTGAGTCATCAAGTACGCCTGAAGCTGCCTCTAGGTCTGCAATAAATTTAGCTACGCGAGCATCTTCGAAAGCTAGCCCTAAGTTGTTAAGCGATTGTGACAAACGTGAAGCGGCTTGCTCATCCTCGCTAAAAGCCTGAACGGAAGCTTTGCCAAACTGATAAATTTCACGTACAGATAAAACACCTACTAAAGTCTTACCGAGTGACTTTAATTGGCTATTAAGGCCAGTAGTAGCTTTCTCAGCTTGCTTGAACCCTTTATCCTTAAACTCTGAGGCTATGTCAATGCGAATGTTAGACACTATGCGGCCTTTCTAACTGTTGCACGTTGCTTTAATAATCTACTAGCTTTGTCAATAGCTCTAAAAGTCGCGTCTAAAGCTTTGCCGTTGTTCTCGGCATATGCAGCGTAGAGTAATCTACCTTTACCGCGCTCAAATTTATCGTATTGTTTCAATGCGCCAACGTCATTCATAGCACCTACAAAGATACGGCCGGCATCCAAGTTATTGCTTGATCCATAATCTTTAGTGCTCTTACTGTGCCTATTGCCTGCTTGTGGTCTACCGTATGGATGCAAACGGCCAGAGGTTTCTACTATCGCACCTACGGCTGACTTGTTAAGTAATGAGTAAAGGCTAGCAAAGCCTTGACGATTTCTACGTGAGCGGCCAAGTGAGTAGGTTAAACCGCGTCTAACTACACGCGCATTATATTTAGGAAAACCACGTTCACGGAAAGTGCGTGAGGCTGGTTCTGATCCTGTGTCATTCCAGCTATACAAATTACCGGGAGCTTGACCTGGCACTTTAGCTTGTGCATCTTTAGTTACTTCTTTTAACGCTACTTTAATCTCAGCGTTCATTTCTTTTAGTAGGTCAGGCGCATACTTCTTCAAAGCCTTCTTAAGCTCTGGTACGCCTTCTACTACTACTGGCATTTTTCCTATCCGTTGCTTGTTGCTTTAGAACCTCGTAAAAGGCTTTAAGCAAATCTGTGTCCATGTTGATAAATTCACTAGGCGCGATCCCTGTGTGTATGGATAGTTGGGCTATCCGATACGTGTAAGAATCGCGCGTTAGCCATTTGGGGAATCGTCTGCCACCACGTCCACCGCAGCTAGTGTGTCCAAAAATGCTTGGCCAAAAGGCTTAACATCTGGAGCATCTGCGCGGCGCAGACATTCCCAAGCTAACCAATAAATATGCTCTTGTTTTTCATCTTCTCTAAAGGCTTTGTGAAAACCTTTGCGGAATTGCTGCTCAAACGCATATTCCACACCCGGCGTAATAGAGTGAGTGCTCTGTGTGCCATCTGCCCTTGTGACGATTAGTTTAGCCATGCCCATTTACTCCTAGTTTAGAATGTACCTGAATCTGCAACAGTTACGACTGAGTTTACTGTGAATGTGATATCCATAGTAGCCATATCGCCTACTGCGCCGTTAATTGGTGTTAGGTTGTTCACAAGCAAGTCACCTGAGAATAGCTTATTAGTAGCTGATACAGCTGATGCCTTATCTTGCAATAGTTTCCATGCAACAGTAGTGCCGTATGCATCTGACAATGTGTCAAGTACGGAAGCTGCTGCCTGATCGTTTAGGAATGAAACAGTAAGGGTAGCTGACTCCAAGCCCTTTACGAACTTGTGAGCTGAGTCACCCATAGCTGTTACTTCAAGCTCATCGAAAGCTTGATTTAGTGTTACTGAGGTAACGTGATCGCTTAGGTCGATTGAAGCGATTTTCACGCCTACCTTATTGTTTAGAGTAATCGCCATAGCGGTTATTCCTCATCTTTCTTAGTAGCGGTTGGTTTTGGTGCGGATGGCTTAACCTGACCGATTTTGATCAGAAAAGCCTCGCGCTCTTTGTCGTTCTCAGCCATAGTTAGCTCCAATCTGATAGAACGCTGATAGATACTTCCCCGGATAACAGGTCTCCTGCTACACCGGTTAAGACTGCTGGTGCACTAAATGTGCCTATTGTATATGCAATAGATGACGCTTCAAGCTTATTCACTATTGCTAAATAATAATCTTCAATGTTAATCAGGTTGCCTTGATTATCAAACATAGGTGCAAGCACTACTAGCTTGAAATTAACTTTAGGCTTAACCGTTTTGTAATGGTCATTAGACGGCTCGATGTATGGGTCGTTCGGCTGAACAACAACGCTGTTAGCTAGGGGAGTGGCAGGTGGAAAGGAAAATACCTGCCACACCGCATCATCGACTAGCGCAGCCGCGATTGTTCCACGAAGGGTAGAGATTGCTGACATTACCCGACTTGACCGCCCGGTGCTAGGTGATCCGCAAGCAAGCCTCGAACGCGAGCCATAAGGGTATTACCCATGCGATACGGTGATGGTTGGAAATCAGGTGAAATGCCGCCAGCGTTGGAAGCTTGACGGGCTTGCCAAATATCTACGGCAATCATCAGGGATGCCTGACGTACTTCATCTAGTTGTGCAAAATCTGTATAAGTGTCTGCGTAAGCATAGCCGTAAGGTACGATTTCATGACGTGGCGCAGGTGTGTTGTTATTACCTGTAATGTTAAAAGTGGCTGAGTATTCGCCTAATTCTGTTATGGTCTTATTGCCATTAAATTTAGACCCAGCACCTTCAATTAAGATTACTTGTCCGACATAAAATGTGTGCGGATATTGGAAGTAGATAGTGCCGGTAGTAGCTGTGTTGCTATGTGCCAAAATAACTTGACGATTAAAATTTAATTTACCCTTGACTATGTTCTCAGCGGCCTGACAGCAATCTTCTACTGTGGCTGAAGAATATAGTGCACCGATGCCTAGAGCAGCACGAAGCTCGGCTTCTGTTACATATGTGGCTGGCATGGTTTCCTTTCTATGTTAGCCCCGGCGTAAGGGCTGTACGCCGGGGTAACTCGACTACTTACTAAGCTAGGTTAAAGCGACGTACACCCTTACCGGACTTAGCAACATAAATTCCCAAGTATCCGTAAAGGTTGATTTCAACTTCACCTGAAGTAAGAACATTAACACGTAGGTTAGTTGTTGGTGATTCCCAAACATAAACTGAACCAGGTGCAACAAGGAACGCAGATTCATCAACAATTCCGGAAACGGAAATGTTGTGATCCACAATAAGGTCAGTTCCTAGAACGTTGCCACGTACAGCGGTAGGTGTTACCTGTCCTGCTGCATTGTATTGTGGTGATGCAACAGCATAAAGAGGACGCTGTGAACCATCAACATAGGACATGATAGACGCCCATTGGTCGGTAGATGCAACAAGCTTGTTAGCGAAATCGCCACCAGTTCCCTTGTATGCAGCAGCAGCTTCAGTTGAGATGAAGCTTTGTAGACCAGCAGCAGTAGCAGCTACGCCAGTAGCAGCAGTACCGTTAGCGGTAAATGCAGCGATAAGTGCATTATCGGTTGCCTTTTCATATGCCTTACGTAGTTCACCCATCAACAATTCCATGAACGCTGGTGAGGAACGGTCAATCAACTCAAAACTGACTCGGTTGAGTCCGCTGAACTTCTCGACAGTAATAGTGTCATAGGCAGATGTCATGCCAGTTTCAGATGGTGCTGAACCTTCATTGGTATCTGCAACGGTTGGTGCTGTGTTAGGTGTTCCTGCATTGGTGTAAAGGCGAGGAACGGTAAAGCTCATGCCAGACTCGGTTAGAGCTTGACGAGTTACAGCTTCAAATGCTGGACGGCCTGTGAAGGTGTCTGTGATGAAGGTGTTTAGGTGCTGAGGTAGTGTCAGACCTGTGTTGGTTGATGTTGAGTCATCCGCAGCGCGAACGAGCTGGCGAGCATTGTCATCACCTAGAGCAGCCTTAATGTTTGCTTCTAGATACTGTGCGCCTGTCATTGGTGCTACGCGTGGTTGAGCATACACACGTGGTGTAGCTGCTGTAACCTTAGGAGCTGAGGCTTCTACCGCAGGGGTTTCTACCTCAGGTGCTACGGCTACGGTGTCTGGAGTATTCTCCACGACAGCCTCGCTTTCTGTTGGTTGGTTTTCTTCTTCTTTTGCTTCTTCCGATTCGGAAGCTGCAACCTCTTTGATCTCAGCCGACTTAAACGCCGGGTTAGACACTAGAGAAACTTCTACAAGCTTTGCGGCAAGCACGTGCAATACGCCGCCGACTGGCTTAGAGTCAATTACTTCGACTCCAACGCTCATGCCTGTTTTTAAGCCTTCAGATGCTTCGATAAGTGCATCGGTAGCTTTAGTAGATGCTGATAGCTTAAATGTGCCATACCAGCCATCGTTCGTGGCTTCAATAGATTGAGCGCGACCGAGACGCACTTTGTCATTATGTTCCTCTAGGAACAATACTTTTTTCGGATCGTCTACTTGAATTGACCCGCGCTCAAAAATAACTTTACCGGCTGAAGTGTGTCCAATTTCGCCGATAGGTGCAATCTTTCCGGAAATGGTGCGGCGCGCTTGATCTGCCGCTGTAATTTCGTTAGAGAATGTCAGTTTCATTTACGTTGCTCCCGTTAGGTGTGAGATCTTCCATTTCCATAGCTTGCTCAGTAGTAATCAAGCCCAGAGATAGCATCTTCTCAATTACGTTGAGTCTTTCCATCGCATCGCTACGTAGGAAAGTGTCATCTATTGCAAAGCGCACGATATTACCGCGTGGTGTGATGTCATCCATGCTTAAACGATCTTCAATCGCTGCGTAATACGGACGCAAAGATAAATCAACAAATTGTTTGCGCTCATCTAACACGTTTGCATAAGTCATGCTGTTATTCATTTCAGCAGATAAATACCATGCTGGCACGTTCATCATGCGTGCAATTTGTGTAGACATAAATTGTGCTGACTCATTGTAAGTCATGTCTTTAGGTGAAAATTGTGTAACTTGGTAATCTAAAGTTGAAGTCATGTAAGCAGTTGCACGATTTTTGCGTGACTTTTCAAATGCGTTAAGAATTCCTAACGCTTCTGCTTCAGATAAATCTGCACCTGTATTTTTAATAACACCGGTAGGCATTGGAGTTGCCACAGCAGTAGATGTAGCTTTTTCTAAATCAACAGCGGCGCGAATTGTGCGACCACCGCGAACTAGCACACCTTCATCACCTAGTGATTGAAATGTAACGAGCGAACCTAAACCAGACATAGGCACAGGGTTACCGTTAATGTAATACTGTGTAACAAATTCTGTGTAAAGGTCTGTGTTAAATGTTACGCGGCTGTTAGGTATCCATTCAAAAGATAATGGACGGCCATCGAATTCTGAAATGCTTGTAACTTGCCAAAATGCTTGCCCGTAGAAAATTAAACTATCAACAGTCCATGCCATCGTTACAGATCGTGGTTGTGCTTGTGAAGGTTGTTTTACCCATGCTGGAGTGTTTTCTACTTCTTCACCTGTTGCGTCTCTATAAACTTCTAAAGGCGTAGAAGCTACGATTCCTTTAATTAGTGAAGCAGCTCTAGCGATGCTCGGTACACTAATTGCATCTGCGCGTGAAACGTTAGCAGTAGTTAGTGGAGCAATCTGCCAATTTTCCGACATAATCTGCGGCGCGTTCTGCGCTTCGATTTTAATCGGTTTAGAACGGTTGAAGATTCCCATTCATAATAGGATACCACACAAATTGGACATTTAGGACATTATGCAGTAATAATTGTTGGTTTTGATTGTGGCTTTAGAAGCTGGTGTGCAACCATAGCCAAAGCGATAGCCGCAGATACGTCACCGGCAGACTTACGGCGCACGATACGCCATCCGGCGTCTGTTTCCTTAGCTGCGCAGTTATTCATGCTATCTACGAGCGATTGTTGCCCATTATGCGCAAGCCTAGAGTTCACGATGCTATCTAGGAGATCCGAACATGCCTGATAGAACACTTGCCCCGACATGTCCTGTATTTTGTAGCCGCTTTGCGCTAGGCGTTCGGCTACGCTCATGCTTGTATATTTATCGAAGCAGATTAGGCGCGGTTTATATTGCTTAGCCCATTCGGCTACCTCTACCGCCATCTTTAGCTCATCTATGGCTACATGTGACTCAAACTGAGCTACTACGCCTACGCCTATCTTTCCATCGTCCATAACTTGACCGGCTACCAAGCTGGCTTGCTTTTTTGTCACCGATATATCCATTCCGAATATAGTCAGCCTTCCCGGCTCTAACTTCAGGTCTTGTACGGTTAAATCTTCAAAGGCTCTGTATGGCCAGGGTGATTTCAATGCCGAAACCCACTGGCACAACGTCTCGGTTCTCGAACTTTCGACAGTAGACGTAGCAATAGCTTCAGCGATAGTAGCTTCATCAACGATATAGCCTAAAGCTGGGTTAGCCTGATACCAAGCGTCACGATCGGTTATTTTGCTAAAGTCATCGGCCGAATACTCCCAATAACCTAAGCTCTTAGGTGGGTAGCTGAGTGCTCTGGTGCGTAAATCGTTAAGTACGGTGCTAAAGGCATCACCGGCGTTAGAGGTTAGGAATATCTGGCTATTTGGCCTAGCACGTGTAATCGGTTTAGCGGCTGTCCATGCTTCATCGCTAATCTCGCGTAACTCATCAACGAACAGCAAATCCGCGGTCTTACCACGGCTTCCATCTCTAGTGGCCGCGACTATCTCGTAACGAGCACCGTTAAGTAGCTCTACCGATTCCTGACCATTGGCCACGCGGATTTGTTTAACCTGTGCGCTGAGTACCTCGTTCTCCGCAATCACGTCACACACTTTACGAAAGGTGTCAAGTGCCATGCCGCGATTCGAGGACATAGCCACGATACTACGTTCTCCGAAAATGAACAACCCGGCAAGGATGCG